GCCGATTGGAACAATTGTTTATATTGTGACTCCCATGACTGGGTTGCTTGTGGGTTATCGGCTTGGCCGCCGAAGTCCCGCATATAGCCGAAGGCAAACACCATTGAAGCGGCAATAAACAGGTCTGGGCAATACTGCGTAAGATAGGTGCTAGAGTTGTTCGAGGACAACGGGGTCGGCCGCTGCACACCGGTAATCTCGACTGGGTATGGCAAATCCGGCGACGGCCCGAAGACAATCGTAGTATTGTTGACCATCGCATAGAACTCCGGCACGTCAGTATTGGCTTGGCCGGATGGATAAGTAATATCAATGAACTCCTGCGATACCGGCACCACAGGTGAGCGAGTACCCGTAGCCGCAGTCAGGCTCGACGGCGTGATGATGTTCAGTTTGTCGATAGAGATATACGTTCCTATCCCTGTCGGCGGCGTAAGGGTGCGAACTCCGCTGGAAAGAGTTGCTGTAGCGTCCACTACCTGCTGACGCAGCGGGTCGAGTTCGCGGTAGATTCGCTGTTCGGCATAGTCAATCATGCCAGGCAGCATGGTTTGAAAGTTGGGGTCTGCGCTGCTGACCACCATGAGATTGGCGGACTGCGAGACGTAGATATTATAATTCAAGGTGCTCATCTTAGACCCATATATCCGAAGGACTGCTGTTAGCGTCGGTCAGACCACCTGAGGTTACCTGAAAAACTCCACCAGAAACACCATCACTATTGATACGAAAACTCGTAGTGCCAGGTGGGGGCGCAAGTGTCGCTTTCCCATGACAAAACACCGATGGTTGTGCAAGGAGCGCATGAGGGCTCGATGACGGAATTGCCAGCGGACCGTTTGCGCCAAACGGGTCCACGGGAGCGCCAGCAGGAGTAATAAAGTAGCCACGTATATCTCTCTGAATTTGATGCGTCTCTTGGTCGATGAACGAGACGTTTGGGTAAAAATACAGGTCGGACATATCTCCGGTATAACTACCGCCCCCCGTATCTCCGCCGAGATAGAGCGTCTTGCCGTTAGTTGCAGAACCGGCGGCTTTGATAATGTTCTGCACGCCACCAAGAGTGTTGCCGAAATACAGCAAGGAAAGAAGCTCGCCTTGGTCTATTGTACCCATGATATGCTGCCATTGACCAGTCGCCACAGGAGCTTTGGTCACGTCAGCATTAACGGACAGTGCATCAAAAGCGTAAGACAATTCTGGCGGCTGATTGAATGTTGCATTCGCACCATAAAATATATCGGCCCCGCCGACCACCACGCTCCATCCCGGCGGCGTGATCCAAGTAGCTCCCGGCCATGTAATGCCACCGCTGACTATGGCGTTGGTGATTCTCGTCTTGGTGTATTGAAACGGAGTCCCACCCCCGCCTCTTCTGATTGCCGTAAATCCCGATGGAAGCGGATTAAACAGAACCTGTCCTGGTGGGATAGTGGGCGCATTAGCGACTTGACTTGGGTCAGCAAGCGCGGCGGTCTGGGTTGCGTCCATATCGTTTGCTCGCAGTATAGGCGGGGACGGACTTGGATTTTGTATAGTAACCGGAGCATCGGGTCCGGCTACCGGCGTGAACACAAAATTATCATTTACGAAAGTGAGTGCTATGGGGTCTCCCTGCGTACTTTGAATAGCAAGAGACCAATTGATACCATCGAATGTCGTTATCCATCCGAACTGAGTTCCAGGGAAGGCCCCAGTATAAAATTGGGCGGCCCACATCCCCTGAAGATAATCGAATTCTACAAAGGTAACTCCTGAAATTGGTACATTAGCCACGTTCCAATTTAATCCGTCGCTTGAATAATAACAATTAGTACCCGTGCCGGCCACAAAAGTTAAGCCCGCAACGATTTTAAGAAACAGATTATTATTCCCTGCTGGATCAATAACAAAAGCTATTTGACTACCTGACCAATTGCTCTTGAACCAACCTGCAAATGAAAAAAAGTCCGCATTCGGCGACACGAACGGCGCTAAATCCAATACGGTAGTGCCGTCAAAGTGAACAGCGGGGGCGATATAGCGTGCCGGTGTGGGTGCCGAGGGTGGTATCGGCCCAGGTCCGAACGGATTTGTCAAATGGTCATCTGGCTGCGGGTCAAAGTTCTGTGGTGTTGGTTGCGGAGGCCCAGCGTCAGCCGGCGGCTGGCCAAACGTAGATGGAAGCCCCTGTTGGACAATTGTATTGTCGCCTTCTTCAACATGCAAAGTTGTTATATCGATATTAGGACTTACAAAGACTAAGATTTTATTTTGAAGGTCCCAAGAAACCTGCACGGCAGAGTTAAAGCCTGGTGGAAGTGGTGCTGTATTAGAAGTGAAAACTGTGACCCAATACCCTGAAAGAATACCCGAGGCGTCCGAAACCGTGACATCTCCCTGTGATGGCTGCAGGGGGACATTACTAGGATTAGTACGAAAGAAATTGGCATTCGTTGCACTATTGAACTTCAATAAAACTAAGGATGACATGGCTTAGCTCGTCGTCATCGTTGCGGAGTCGGCCACGTTGAACTGCACTTGCGCTACTGCAATAGGATCGCCGATGCCTCCGTAAAATGCCACGCGATGAAATTGATAGAACCCGCCAACGGCAGTAGTACCACTACGTTGTTCGCCGACAATCCCAAACAGACCGGCAGAATAAAGCGTTGTCCAAGAAGTCCAAGGCCCCTGCGTATTACTGCCTTGAATTACGAAAGCCGACGAGCCGAAGGTCGAGTCATTAGGTGCTTGGATTACCCAATCAGCAAGATTATGGGCAATTACCGGAGTATCGAGCCCGGTCGGGTAGGTGCCGCCGGGATACTCGGCCCAGTTGATGCCGACATAGTTCTCATAGGACGAGCCGGGGCGGACAATCATCGCCGACATGAACGACGGCTTATTGGAGTTGCCGTCAAAGGCGGCAGGAAGTCCGGCGGCGTCCCTCATGGTGCCAGTCTGGGCACTGAAGAGGTTAAGCAGTGGATTGGGGTTAGCGCCTAGCGCCGATAGCGGGTTGTCAGCGCCGACATAGAACTCCGGCCTCGCGTTCTGAATTGGAACGGGGTCTTGCGGCAGGATTATCGTGCGCTGGCCGTTCTGCTGGTAGGCGTCAAGACAGGATGGGCAGACAAGGAAACGAAGGTTCTGGAGATGGGTGCCGCGCCAATCCGATTGCCAGCGCAGTTGATTATGGTTGTATGTCGCCCCGCAACGGTCGCATATCGCATGCGCCCGTGGATTAGACGGGTCACTCTCGGCATGACCGTGCGGACGAAAGCTCATGTGTAGTAGTTTCCTAAGCCGGGGATGATACTCAGACCGATATTCTCGACATCCTGCGTCTGCGCAATATTCAACGCCCTAGTGTACCGCGCGAACATCTTGTCTTCGAATTGCGGTGCATAAATCTCGGCAAGTTTCCACGCCAAGCCGGCGACATAAGCCTCATAGTAGCGATACGGTATCTCGATGTTATTGCCGCCCTGAACGTCGGCATCTTGAGTCTGCCGAACAGAGTAGAACATCGCTGTGTAGGGGCCGTTGCCGTCTGGCACCGGAAAGAAAGTCACGTCCTGCGAAATCAGGCGGTCGTACCAATAGACTGTCGGGATGGCTTGGGTGAATTTGTTAGAATATGACGCATATTCGGTGCGGCTGACCGGCGTGATGTAGCGGTCAATAAAGTTCTGCGGCGTCGTGCCGGTGCGGATGTAGAGGTCCAAAATCATGACCGTGGGATTAGGCACCGAGTAAGTTGCCACGCCTTGCGTCAACGGCATGGTCTGCAGGTCTACTTCCCACAAATTGGGCTGGGTATTCGACCATTCCGACAGCACGAAGTTCAGCGCCATGCGGGCATTGAACATATGGCTTTGCGTCAACTCAGTCGGCCGGACCTGAATACGGCCGAAGGCCGCTAGGACAAACTCGGCCCCAGTCGGGTTGAAGTTAAAAACTTTTGATGTGTTGGTCAGCGGATTGAACATCGTATGGTCCTTATGGGTCTATTACTCTGATGGTTCCTATTTGCGCTGCCGTTGATTGCCCGGTGACCGTAATCGTCCACGGAGCTAATCCCGGTATAGCATTAACCGAACTCCACGTCCCGGTCAGGAAACTGCCTGTCGGAGTGAGTGCCACACTGTCAGTCTGACTAACTAAGGTCAGGTTAGTGTAAGTAATTGCCAGCGTGGCGCTGAGTGGCGTCGTAACATTACCGTTGGCGTCGTAGAATTCGGCGGTAAAGAGGGCCGAGTTACCGTAGGTGATATTGACTGGGCCGAATTGGACTTGCGTCATGTCAGTATCCCACCACGGTGACCTTTCTGGAAAAATAAGCCCCTATTGTGTGCATCAGCAATGTTGCCGTTGGCAGGGCTGGCTGCACCGCGCCGGGGAAAAGAAAACTCTGCACTGTATTGGTATTCCCGGTTGTATGTTGCGGAAATGCCAAGTTCGGGAAGGCATTGGTATAGGAAAGAACAGCCGGCTTGGTGCTCTTAACCCAGACCGCCCCAGGATAATTGAAGGTCGTGACAGTCGCTGTCTGTCCCGTTCCGTGTTGCGGAAAAGGCAGATTCGGAAAAGCGTTTGCTCGGGTAAGAACGGTCATCGTTATGCCAAATCGTAATCTTCAGTTGGTTGCCCCACATACGGATTGGAGCCGCCGTGCGTATCGTGAGCACTGTATGGAAGACTATTTGAGTAGTCCGTCGTGTTATTGTAGAACACGGTATAATCAGCTAAAACAAGATTGGGGCCGGCGTTGATCCCAAAGGTCCCTCCCGTAACATGATTAGATACTATATTATTTATAAGCATAGCACCCGCGCCCGCAGCGATGCCGCTTCCGCCATTGGCGTCGATTGTATTATTCATAACAAAGCCGCCATTGTTACCAATAGTAATTCCACTGCCGAAGCATTTTGCTATAATAGAATTTGAAATCGACCCAATATTAAGATTTACGCCCTTGCCAACGGCGTCATGAATGTTGCAATTAACAATCACAGCAGACTGCGACCCAGTAAGGCTCACAGCATAGTTAGCTCCTCCTGTTGTTGAGTTTGATGAATACACCTCACAACCGACAACCGCGAAGCCATAGGCATTTTGATTTGTAGAGCAAAGTTGTGCATCGCTGCTCAGTTGATCAAAAACACAACCAAAAATGACGTTCGGCCCCTGTGTGTTGCTATCTATAATAACAGACTTTCCCGCATTCATCGCATTGGCAATAAACCAAAGACCTGCAATTCTTACACACCCAATCTGTATAAAATTAGCTGCAACCGTATTGACCTTTACGGTTGGCATTCCGCCAGTCGTATCCGGAGGGGCCTTGTATCCCGGCGTCAGCGGATCATTTGCCAGAATAATTTCGCCAAGCGTGCTGCCTTCTATAAGGTGAAAGGCACTCGTCACCGTATAGTCGTAGACATAACCCGCCGGGTTTGGCGTGCCGCTGCCAAGAACGAAAATGGTATTTCCCGCCACTATCTGCGACGTGGCAAACGTAGTATTGGTGATAAAATCTGCCCATCCCCCGCCAAGTTTCCATACTCCAGCACTTCCTGCACCGCCAGAGGTTGGCGTTCGATCGAGTACCACACTATTAGCATTGGTGAACGCCGTTACGAAATAAAATCCCGCTTGGAAATTAGTGCCGGATGCTATCTGAATACAATTCCCGACCATTGCTGACGTAAAAGCGCCGGCGGTCGCATCGGTAAATGTTGTTACGCCTGCGCCAGTAGTCGCGCCATTAGTACCAATGGCCTGCGCTGCGTTCTGTTGCGAGTAGTCGGTAGCGGCACCGGCGATGCCAGTATCATAGCCCCCACCATTGAGATTGTTGCCGCTTGGCCGAA